AACATACCGCCGAGAAGTCCCTGCATAGATTGCATGAGTTTAGCTTCGTCGAAATCAGTCTCCCCATCTTCACCCTGCATCTTATCCGCACACTGCTTGGCAACCTTTTCGATCATACTGAGAGTTTCAGATGGAATGGACGTAATCGTCATACCGAGCATGTAGAGCGTCTGTAGATATTGCCAGATGGCACTACGGGTGCCTTCAGACGCTTTCGGCCAACATGTCTGAAGGTTAATATCTTTTAGGAAATCAATCGTACACGCATTCTCAATAAAAAAGGACTCGTCTCTCGAATTGATTTTTTCAACATGGGGTCCCACATTGGCCATAAAGCCATCGACGATGAGTCGTCCATTGGCACCGCGCATGAGTTCAAACGCGGCCATGTATTTTTTAACCCCTTTTCTTCTGGAAATGTCGTATGCAATTCCATAAGAAATTGTCCCATCATGTCATTAAATGCAGTGATGGAGGTCATGTTATATATACTATACGAGATTAATCTTTAAGTGAATCAGAATGGGTCGGATGATATAGTTTCGCGCTTACCGAGACCATTCGATATGATAAAATATACTAAAATACCCACGAGTGCTGCGGGTTTTGCGTACGCGCTCGTCGTGAGGGTTCCTTCGTCATTGAGGCGACTTTTTCCATGTATGTACAAAGCAGTTACTCCTGCGGCGATCAACGCCGCGGATGCGGGTTCTCTAAGGTACTCGTCCATATTTAATAACCAAGTTTTTTAGTTCGGGTATCTGCTGCGTCGGAAAATAAGTCTTCGGGTTCCTGTTCCTGTTGGGGTGGGGGTGGGGCCCTGGTACGGATCGTTTTAAATTCATTTTGAAAGGGGGTGGATGGCTCTTCTGCTGGTATTTCAGCCTGAAGAGTATCATCACGAGCATCATCCATAAGTGTATCAGTGTGGGGTATTTCTCCCCCAAGTTGTTCTTGCTCCATCGGCGGTAATCCCTCTTCTCCCATGGACTCCTGTGGTTCACTTTCGTCATATTCACCGATATCATCCGGTTGGAGGTCTGCGTCTTGACCCTCTATGAACTCGTCATCACCTGCTGACATGTACGTTTGTAGAATCTGTTGAACCGGAATTAATTCTTTCACAGTATTTTCAACGCATAAGTTAAACCTGTCATACAATTTATCATTCCGAGTGTGTTCGGATTGTGTGTCACTGAAGATATACGGATCCTTGTAAAGGTCTTTAGCAGCGTTTTTATAGCACGTGTGAATGAACACTTCATTGGTGGGCAATTTAACAGCCATTTTTTTCGAAATCGCACTCAAACGGACGGCTGAGAGAATTTTAACAGAACTCACAAAGACTGCCGCTACCAAATCCTTAAACCACGCACAGCGATCGGCAATATTATCCGTGTGTTGTTTCGCCATGGTTTCACTCCATTCGGGTACATCTTTCAAAAGTTTCTGAAACATGACAAGAACTTTACGACCCTTGGAAATTGTATGTGCTTCTTGATACATGGCATCGAAAAGTGTCTATCATCACTGGGCATATAAGAATAGAGAGCTGTTCGAGATATTCGCGTTTGGCTTCGACCAAAAATGTTCAAGTTGTCCATTTATGATTATATGAACTTTTTTTATCAGGCGTTTCGCGCATCTCGCCTGTACTGATTCGCTGCCTTTTTTAAATTCATCAGCGTAGGAAACTCATCGCTCGTAGAAGTCGATACCTTGACGTCCTTTTTAATTTTCCACGTTATTTGAAATTCGAAACTACCTACTATTACAACATCAAACCCGGCCATTTCCAATTGTCGCTTAATGTATGATGTTGCCTTTACCCTGTCGTACATAGGATACCCCACAATAAATATAGGTATTTCTACTATCGCGTACTTATTACCGGTTTCAACAGCGCGGCGTATTTTACGCGTAGTTCGTTTGTATAATTCCACGTATGTTTCCTTTTTCATACGGTTTCGATGGTTGACAATATGTGAAATCTCATCAACGTTTATCATTATAATTACTCCGACTATATTTTGATTGATTCTAACTCACTCTTCCTGATATCGTCGTAATGAATATATTCAGATCCTCTAATCGCACTTTCGAAGGGTGTTTTATCCGGAGGTTCATTTATATTCATGGGCTGTGATTGGATTCCAGTAACACGGACATTTCCAGATACGAGTATGACATTAGATGTAATAGAAAAACCAAATGAATATCCACCAATTTTTACACACATGAACATGCACTGATATAACGTGTGGTTCTTCGTTTTGTGTTTATACTGCTTGATAGCCGTAGTTTCGATGATGTAATTATTTATACCCGCCTTGTCGCGTATATACTTATTTGTTACGAGCACCAATTTCTCTACTATATCATTACTCAACTCTATCTTACCAACTTCTCTATATTCACTAATGTTAGGTGCTGGGTCATCGAATAAAACTCTATGAATAGGCTTCGTAGTGTCAGTGTATGTATATTTTTCCCCCCTAGGTTCACATATACAGGTAAACTAGTATTAATAACAATATGATATTATACATTAATATAGATTACAAAAAAATCATGCGTTATTGTTCATATTTTTTTGGTATTTTACATTAGATGTCCCTTTTAGTATACAGTCCCCAATGCAAACATAGTGTTGAGGTTATAAATTTTATAAAAAAACATCAGCAGCTACAGCAGATTGTACAGTATCATAATGTCACTATAGCGGGGATTCCACCCGAGTTCAGGTCTAAAATTACACGCGTTCCTACGATGTTAACAAAAAATGGCAAAATTCTAGTTGGGAAGGAAATACACAATTGGCTGGAATCACTCCTACCTGTACAGGAACTAGAGACGTGTGGATTTGGGGGTATAGGTTCATCCACGCTGGAAGGTGAATCTACACAAGATATGTTCGGTCTCGACGATTATGGTATTTCTCTACAACCGGCAATGACCCCAGAATTAGAAGCTAAAATAAGTCGCAAGGTTGACGATAGTGCATATAGTGACATAAAGGAATAATACGCGATTAATCGAGTATGAAACTTGTCACCGTACAAGCCGCGGCTATCAAGTCTACATTTGAAGTTCTTAAAGATATATTAAACGATGTAAATATATACTTCAAACCTGACGGTGTATATATTGTAACATTAGACACGGCAAGAACGTCTCTCATTGATATGTACCTTCCAGCAGGAAACTTTGAAGAGTATATATGCGAGCATGATGTAGACTGTGGTGTTAACATGACCAACATGTACAAACTACTCAAAACTATTACAGTGAACGATGTTCTTGTGATATCTATAAATTCAAAGGAATTTATGAATATCGAAATTCATAGCGAACAAAAGAAAACATCTACAAAGTTCGCTCTCAACTACTCGATATCAACGAAATCAAATAGAAGTTCCCGAGATGCACATGACCATAAACACACCGATGCCATCTGTTGATTTCCAGAGAATTTGTAGAGATATGTCTAATATTGGAGATGAAATCGAAATTTCGAGAGGTGGACATGTATTACGTTTACTGTGCAGGGGTGATTTCGCTGACCAGGAAACGGAAATTCAATGCGTTGATGAATGTTCCCCAATGTCTGGTACATATTCCCTTCGATACATGAATATATTTACAAAAGCTACAAGTATGTGCTCTACCGTACAGATTATGCAGGAAGAGCATAACCGATTTCTGATCTTAAAGTATAACGTGGCAAATTTGGGAGATCTTAACTTTTACTTAGCGACTAAGGTAGTTGAAGATCAGTGAGGTCTCCTTCGCAAGTGTCAACTATTTTTATAGCACCAATACAATTTTTAATTTTAATTTTAGGGAATATACATTTCAATACGTTTCTGTCAAAATAAAACATATGACGGATTTTAATCTTCTCACCGTAAAAATCTGAATATGGTCCCGCATACCTTCTGATTTTTTCGAGTATATCTTTTACCGGTTTACCATCGGACCCCAACAATTGCGCGTTCACGAGTGGGATATGGAACGACATTCTATTCATTTTTTAGGAGGCCATACATAATCTACATTATATGTCATGTATTTATAATTTATTATTGTACCAATATTTTACACGTATAATAATTTCATCGACCGCAGTCGGGGGGTTTTGGAATTTTTGTATTCATATCCAATGAAGCCATATAATATTCTGTATGCGGTTCAATTTCACTACGTTCATTTTCCCAAAAGGGGTCATCCGTTTCGTATTTTGCGTCGTGATTAACACGATATTCAATCTGTCTACTAACAACTGTGAAATCATGCTTATGAAAAAAGAATTTAACGATGCTATTAAATATGTAGATTGTGTTAATTAAAAACGAACGAAGTATTTTCACCATTGGTATACATGGAAGGTAACTTTTTAAGTAGGTATAATAAGAGAATAAATGATTGGGTTGATAAAATAAACGACAATCCATCAGATAAAAAGATACACGAACGTGAAATGTCTGATTATATTGCTAGATGTATGCCATTCATTCAGCAGTATATCGAAGACGATAAACCAAATAAGGTAAACACCGATAACGTTTTCAAATGTAAAGAGACGACCGGTTTACAAAAGAAAGATATTTACACGAATTATCTTATAGATGTAGAAAAGTAAAACATTAGATAGAACAATTGAACGCGCGGGTCGCGACGAGTGTCCTCGATGTCCGGATAGTAACGTTTTTCATTTCCATGATACGAGTGAATTAGTATGTGATTCGTGTGGTTGTATACTCGAGGTTCTCATCAGTGAAGAACTCACGTATAAAGAAGAGCAGGAAACATCTGAAAAGGTTGTCAATTATTCATATAAACGAGATAATCATTTCAATGAATGGTTGTCACAGTTTCAGGCTCAGGAAATGACTACTATACCTAAAGAGGTGATAGAGCAATTACGCAACGAGTTTAAGAAAATGAAGATTAAAACGCTAACCGAAATCACACACCCAAAGGTACGCGGCTTGTTAAAAAAGTTGAAACTTAACAAGTATTACGAGCATGTACCATACATTACGAATATATTGAGTGGATCAACACCACCTAAAATGCCAGTTCAACTCGAAGAACAATTACGAATGATGTTCAAAGATATTCAAAAACCATTCGATGATAATTGTCCAATAGAACGCAAAAACTTTTTGAGTTATTCGTATGTTTTATATAAATTTTGTGAATTATTGAGCGAAGATTCATATCTAAAACATTTTCCATTATTAAAATCAAAAGAGAAACTACATCAACAGGATGTTATATGGAAAAATATATGCAAAGACCTACATTGGGAATTTATACCCACAATCTAAGATGCGAGAACGCGAATGACTTCCGTTTCCGAACCCTGTGGCGGTGGAAAGTTGACCAGATACGCCTCATCTAGGTTCAAAAGTTTTAGGTAATTCTGTGCCTGTGAGATCATGACATCAGTTATATTTTTGACAGTTTTAAGCTCAACGACTGTTGTTCTATTTATGATTATATCGGCTCGGAGATTACCTATAGTGTGACCTCGGAATACAATTGGGATTATACGTTCAGATTCATACGCTATACCATTTTCCCTTAGAATAACTTCGATCGCGTTATGATATACACGCTCACTGAAACCAGGTCCCAGTGTATCGTATATTTCTTTTACGTACTCTTGTATCATATACATACACATATACCATCTTCTTTATACACTTAAAGATATATGTCATATATTGAATGTGGCGTAGCCACACCGTTATACATGATGACTAATCAACTAGTCAGACTGCACCGTTCTTATAGCTCAGTTGGTAGAGCGTGGTGCTTATAACGCCAAGGTCACGGGTTCGAGCCCCCGTTTGGAACATATTTT